ATGTTTGTGGGTGGGATGAATGAGACACAAATCAAAAAACTTATCAAAAACAAACTTTAGTTATGAAGTGTATCAAAGCATTGAAACCAAACAATGGGTACAAAGTCGGTACCATTTTTAGAACAGACGACTTAACTGCTGACATTCGTGTATCGACTGGTGATTGGATGTTTATCCCCAAGTCAGAATGGAAACTTGAGACCCGTGGAGAAGTGGTTCCACAAGAGACCCCCACTGAAAAGGGGGGTAAGAAGAAAAAAAGTAACAAAAATCAGGTAGAACCCCTATAAATGGAAGGGGTTGACCTAAAAAAGTTTCTTTTTAAGATTGAGAAGCCTACTTATATTGGGTATATTTCCCATTACATTCTAAAACGCTCATTGGATGAGACACAAGAATTGATTGATAAGTTGGTCGACGAGGGACTTGTTGGGGAATCTGAATGGGCAAAAAAATACTATTACTACAAAAATGAAAACCAAAGTAAAACTTGAATACGTGTGGTTGGATGGTTACCAACCTGAACCAAACCTTAGAAGTAAGGTAAAGGTCGTTGACCTTGACCATACCCATAAATTGATTCTTTCGGATTGTCCTGAGTGGTCTTTTGATGGGTCTTCAACCCAACAGGCGGACGGACACTTTTCGGACTGTATTTTGAAACCCGTTCGGATTTACCCGAACTTCCTTAACAAAGGATACCTTTTATCTTTCTTTGTAATGTGTGAGGTCATGAACCCTGATGGAACCCCACACAAGTCCAACACCCGAGCAACTGTGGGCGAAGAACAAGAAGATGTATGGTTTGGGTTTGAACAAGAGTACACCATCATCGAAGATGGACGACCACTTGGATTTCCCAAGAACGGTTACCCCGCTCCTCAGGGTAGATACTACTGTGGAGTTGGTACCAACCAAGTCAATGGACGTGAGTTTGTGGATGAACACATGGAGATGTGTATTAAAGGAGGGATTGATATTACTGGTACCAATGCTGAGGTTCTTCTCGGTCAGTGGGAATACCAAGTATTCAGTAAGGGAAAACTAAAGGCTGGTGACGACCTGTGGATGTCTCGTTACATCCTCCAACAACTCAGTGAAGAAAAGGGATACGAGATTGAGTTCCACCCCAAACCAGTTCAAGGTGATTGGAACGGTTCAGGACTTCACTGTAACTTCTCCAACGATAAGATGAGAGAAGAAGGTGGTGAGGATTACTTCAAAAACATCTTCCGTTCTTTTGAATCACGTCACCAAGAACACATTGAAAATTACGGTTCAGACAACAACCTACGTCTAACAGGTAAGCACGAGACTCAGTCTATCGACAAGTTCAGTTGGGGAGTTTCTGATAGGGGGTCTTCCATTCGTGTACCGCTATCTACGGCGAAAGAGTGGAAAGGGTACGTTGAAGACCGTAGACCAGCGTCGAATGGAGACCCCTACAAAATTGTAAAAGTTATCGCAGATGCTCTGGACTTTGCCTTACATTTGGATAAAATTAACTATAACATGACTGCTAAGGTTGACGTGGAGAAAGCGAAAGAAGCTCTTGCTTACCTTGGGGGACATGATTATGAAGAAGAAGAAAGAACTATCGATAACATCGGAAGAGAGTAATGGGAAAACCTTATTTTGAGCAACGGCTTACGTACACATCTGACGGACGTCTTATGGACGAGGATGGAAACGCTATCATGATGGAGTGGGAGAGACCCATCATGGAGAAAAGTGCGGAGATTGTCTGCCGAAATAAGGGAAGAGTTCTGAACGTTGGGTTTGGGATGGGTTTGATTGATTCGTTCATACAAACTCATGGTGTCGATGAACATTGGATTATCGAACCTCATCTTGATGTCTTCACCAAAATGATGGACGACGGATGGCACCTAAAACCCAACGTCAGGATTCTACATGGAGACTGGCAGTGGTTTATGAAATACCTTCCCAAGTTTGATGGTATCTACATTGACACTTGGGCAGAGGAAATTTGGGATTTTCAACGTAATATTCCAAACATGCTCAAACCTGATGGTATCTTTTCTTTCTTCAATAACCCAAGAGGTGATGAGAATGGGATACATATGACCCGGACTGAGTTTGACATTTTGACTCTTATTTGTAATATTGAATACGAGACCATGGAAATCCCAACGATTGATGGTCCCGACCGTCAAACCACCAACGGAAATTTCTATTGGCATCAAGATTGGAAAACTTATTATTGTCCTGTTATAACCCTGAAAAAATTCAACTTATCGTAATTTGTCGTCATAATTATAATGTTTGGGATATTTATTGTAAAAAATCGATATGAAAAAAATTGAACTAAACATTGGTGAAAAATATAATTATTGGACTATTATTGACACATCAGAACAAAGAAGTAAAAAGGGGGATAGATATTATAAATGTCAATGCGATTGCGGAACAATAAAGGATGTTAGAGCATACACATTGAAAAATGGTGAAACAAAGTCTTGTGGTTGTTTAGTCAAAAAAACGATGTCTAATCTAAAAAGAATTGATATCCAAGGTATAAAATTTGGCAAATTAACACCAATCAAAAGGGTTTATCACAAAAACAATAAACATTTGAACCATTGGTTGTGTGAATGCGATTGTGGTAACAAAATCGTTGCTGCTACAAGTTCATTAATGAAGGGTCAAAAATCTTGTGGATGTATTAGAAAAGGTGAGGATAATCATAATTGGAAAGGTGGTAGAATACTTACTCCGGTGGGATATGTAAAAAAACACGCTCCCGACCATCCTTCAAACGTTGCGAGTTATGTTTTGGAACATAGACTTGTAATGGAAGAAATTTTGGGCAGATATTTGGAACCAAATGAGGAAGTTCATCACAAAAACGGAATTCGAAATGATAACTCTAAAGAAAACCTCGAATTATGGGTAAAGTCTCAACCACCAGGACAAAGAGTTGATGATATGATTGATTTTTGTTATAATTTTCTAAAAAAGTATAAACCTGAAAAAATCAAAGAATAAAATGTCAGAACAAACTTCAAACTATGAACATGTCAACCATCCCCAACATTACCAATTTGGCGAAAACAGCACATACGAAGTCATCAAAATTATTGAAGCCCTTGAGATGGATTTTCATCTCGGTAATACTTTTAAGTACATCGCTCGGGCTGGTAAAAAAGAAACCGACAGAGAAATCCAAGACCTAAAGAAAGCCCTTTGGTACTTGGAAAGGAAAATTCAACTACTCGAGAACAAATGATATTTTACCTGTTGATGGGTATTCTTGTATCATGGTTTATGGATTGGTTGACTTTCAATACCCCCCATCAACTAACTAACTGGGAAAGATTTCTTATGGTGCTGATTTGGCCCTTAATGTTTATCTTTATCGCTTGGGAATTTATAAAAGATTTTATTAAAAATGAATGAAGATTATATCGGTAAGGTCGTCAATGGTGACTGTATCGAAGTTATGAAAACCATGGAGGAAGGTTCCGTGGATTTAATTGTGACCTCACCCCCATACGGTGTAGGTATCGACTATGATGTCCACGAAGATGATATGGTGTGGGAGGAATATGTAAATTTCACATATTCGTGGATGGAACAAGCCTACCGAGTACTGAAAGACGACGGACGTATTGCCATTAATATTCCTTATGAAATTAACCGTCAAAGTAAGGGGGGTCGTATCTTTATGGTCTCTGAGGTTTGGCAGATTATGAAGAAAATTGGTTACAAGTTCTTCGGGGTTGTTGACTTGGAAGAAGAATCTCCACACAGAAGTCGCACCACAGCTTGGGGGTCTTGGATGAGTCCTTCGGCTCCGTACATCTACAACCCAAAGGAATGTGTCATCTTGGCGTACAAGAAGAACCACATTAAGAAAGTTAAGGGTGAACCTGAGTGGGTTGGTGAACTCGGGGAACGTGAGGACAAGAATGGTGTTATGAAACCAAAGACTTTTTATACTGAGGAACAAAAACGTGAGTTCATTGATTTGGTGTTTGGTCAGTGGCATTACTTTGCCGACACAAGAAGTCTCACCAAGGCAACCTTCTCAATGGATATTCCAACTAAGGCAATCAAAATCTTGACCTATAAGAATGACTTGGTGCTGGACCCATTTGCCGGTTCAGGTACCTCAATGGTTGCTGCAGAAACTCTTAATCGTCGTTGGATTGGTATTGAACTTAGCCCAAACTACTCCAAGATTGCCAATGAAAGGGTTGGATTTTTTGTTCAACAAAAACGTCAACAAGTTTTGGATTTCAAAAAAGAAGAGGAATAGATTGTTGAAAACTATGTCATCAAAAAATTTGACTGGTCAGTTTTTTATTTGTATCTTTACAC